GTCGCCGGATTGCGAAGACTCTCGGTTGATGCCATCCGCAACACCGAGGCCCGCGTTTATCGCGGTCAGGCCGCTCTTCTCGCAGGTCTCGCCGATCAAATCGGCACCCGCTCTGAAGTAATTGCCGCTTTCCAACGCCAAGTAGCGCCATCGGCCACCAAACCATCTTCTCGATTCCAACCATTCCCTAAGGAGATCTCCATGAATGATCACAACCCCGTCACGCCAGTTGATGACGCACCAGAATGCAAGACAGTGGATCCGACCCCAAGGCAGACACAACAAAAACCAATGCTCGACGAAGCTGCCATTACGGCCCAGGTTGAGAAGCGACTTCGCCACCAACTCGCAGAGCTCACTGAGATTGCCACGCAGGCCAGACGCCTCGGCGTGACGGTCGATCCGGCCCAGGCCTTGGCGCGCGGCGTCACCCCGGATGCCTTACGACAGTCGGTACTGAAGCAGGCTGCTGAGCGTGATGTCGCACAAGACATCGTTGCCGAGGCACCGCAGCAATCCCAAACCAAACCCCAATCCGTCGCTGACAGCCCCTTGGTCAAAGCGGCCCAAGCCTATGGAGATCGTAAATGACTGCACACCTGATTTCTCCCGCGACCCTCGGTGATCTCATCAAACGCGAAGCCGATCCGGACTACACCCGTGAGACCGTGACCCTGAAGGCTGGCGCCGCTTATCCCCTGGGCACTGTGCTCGGCCGCATCACCGCCACGGGCGTTTTCGCATCGTCGCCGGCTGCCTCCACAACAGGCATTGAAGGGGCTGAGATTGCCTGCGCGGTGCTTCTGCACCNAGTTGCCGCCAGTGATACCAACACCCAGGCGGTTGTAGTNGCGCGCGGCCAGGTCATCGTCGCTGACCGCGCCTTGGCCTTTGACGCCTCTGTGNCGGACGCTGCCGCCCAATCCCTCAAACACCAGCAACTGGCTGCCCACGGCATCGTGGTGCGTCCGGTCGCCTGANCATATTTCTCAGGAGTCTTGATATGACCGTGATCGTCAATCCNTTCGACGCCGGNGGCTTCACGCTGGCCGAGATGTCGGCCGCCATCCAGATGCTGCCCAATCCCTATGGCCGGGTCGGCCAGCTGGGGCTGTTTTCTCCGGAGCCCATCTCACAGCGTAACGTCACCATCGAGTCCATCGAAGGCGAGCTGCGCTTGCTGCCGACAGTGGCCTTGGGTGCGCCGGCCACCGTAGGCACCACNGACAAACGTGAAGTGCGCTCCTTCGCTGTGCCGCACATTCCGCATAACGATGTGGTGCTACCCGAGGAAGTGAGTGGNATTCGCGGCTTGGGTCTTGCCAGTGCAGAGGACCCGTTGGTCACGGTGATGACCCGNAAGCTCGCCCGCATGCGCGCCAAGCACGCGCAGACGCTGGAGTACATGCGGGTAAATGCCTTGCTCGGTGTGACCAAGGATGGGGCCGGCAATGTCCTTTACGACTGGCACACCGCCTTTGGCATGACCAAGAAGTCAGTCGACTTTAAGTTTGTGGAAGACAAAGACCTGGTGATCCGTTGCACCCAAGTCGCGCGCCAGATCGAGGAAAACCTCAAGGGTGAAATGATGACCAGTATTCACGCCCTGGTCAGTCCGGAGTTCTTCGACAAACTGGTCGGTCATCCCTCGGTACAGCAGGCCTACACNTTTTACCAGGGCACCGCCGGCACCAATCCCCTGAAAGACGATGTGCGACGGGGCTTTCGTTTCGGCTCCATCCTGTTCGAGGANTATTTCGGCACGGTCACGCTGTCCACTGGCGAGACTGTCCGACTTATCCCGGAGAANGAAGGCATTGCGTTCCCCTTGGGCACCTTCGATACCTTCCGCACCTACTTCGCACCGGCGAACTTGATGGAAGCCGTCGGCACCTATGGACAGGAGCTCTACGCTTATCAATTGGCAAGGCCCAATGGCACCGGTGTCGACATCTACACGCAGTCCAACCCGCTGCCGATTGTGAAACGTCCGGCGCTCACGGTTCGACTCTTCTCTAGCAATGGCTGGTGATGATCATGACGGTGTTCGGTGATCTGACCCGGGCCATGTCATCCATCGTGCTCACCACCTTCGGTGAGCCGGTGGTGTTTCACCTTGATGGACAAGCCGAGGCGCTACCGGGCCGGGGCGTGTTCACCGCTGCATACCAGGAGGTGGATGCGAGCACGGGAGTGCCGGTGTCCATGATCCAGCCGGTACTGGAGGTGCGGCAGGCCGACTTGCCAGTCACCCCGACCGAGGGCGATGCCGTGACGGTGCAAGGTGTGCTTTACCTGATCGTCGAGGTGCGCCCCGATGGCCACGGCTTTTTGAAACTGATGCTGCACAGGGGTGCGCAGGGAGGAGGCGGCCATGAAACACCCACGCACACTGATCCGTGAAGCAGTCAAGGAACGGCTGGTGGCGCAGTTGCCGGCGATTGATCCGCGCATCAGCGTCAGCCGGATCAGCATCCACCGCAGCACCCCGCTGTTTCAAGCCAAGCTGCCGGCGATCCTGATCTACACCCGNGANGAGCGNATCGAGGATCANCCNAANGCCGATCCGGGNCTGCGCTATCGGAAGCTGGAACTCTCCATNGAGATCATCGTCAGTGGCGACGCTGCNGCTGAGGAGGCCGACACCTTGGCGCAGACCGTCGAAGCCATTCTGGATGCCGACGAAACGCTGGGGCTGCTGGTCGAAGGCACCCGCCTGACCCGCACCGAAGTCGATCAGGGGGGTGATGGCGATACGCCGGTACTCGCCGCACGGCTCACCTTCGAGGTCAGTTACTGGACCAAGCCGGTAATTGATGAAGGCGTTCTGCCGCTGCAGGTACTGGTGAGTTGGGTGCCCGAGATTGGCAGCGAACATGCGCAGGTTTATTCGCCGGTCGGCACACACTATCGGGAATCCAGTCCATGACCGAGCGCAATCTTCACCAGGACATGACCGAAGCAGAGCGACGCATCAGCAATGTGGCGCTGATGGGCCAGGTGGTGGCACTCGATACCGCTCGCGCTCGCGTGCGGGTGCAAGCGGGCCCCATCACCACCGGCTGGCTGCCCTTTGCCACGGTGCGCGCAGGTCTCGATCGGACGTGGCATGCCCCCGAACCAGGGGAGCAGGTGTTGCTGGTCGCGCCGGGCGGTGATCTCAACCAGGCGGTGGTGGTGGGCTCGATCTACCGCGCCGAACATCCAGCCCCGGCCGATTCGGCCGATGTCTCGCGCACCCTGTTCAAGGACGGCGCGGTGATGGAATACGACCGCGAACAGCATCACTGGCATCTGTCAGTGCCGGCGGGCGGCAAGATCGTGCTGGAGATTGGCCCAACCCGACTGGAACTCAGCGATCAGGGGGCAAGGCTGACGGCACCCCGGATTGACCTGAACTGAAGGAGGTCGTTATGCCAGCTGTCACACGCCTGGGTGATCAATGTACCGGCCACGGCTGCTTCCCGGCACGCCCCAGTACCTCGGCCGCTGTCTCGGTATTCGTCAATGGTATCGCGGTGCACCGGGTGGAGGACGCCTGGGCGACCCACTGCTGTGGGCCAGTCTGTCACGCCAGCGTGCTGGCAGAAGGCAGTTCTAGTGTGTTTGCCGAGGGGCAGGCGGTCGGACGTATTGGTGATCCGGTGGCCTGCGGATCGTCAGTGGCGCAAGGGTCGCCGAATGTCTATGCGGGTGGATAGGTCGTTGCTGCCTCGAGGGAAATCGGCAAATTGGCCGATTTTGATTGCATCACAGGTGGCTTGGCGCATCCATGCGGTCATGTAGGACACGAATGACGGCAATCCCGTAGTTCGTCACGCGAAAGTAAATCATGTGCCGCTCAACACCCCATCGACGATAGCCCGGTCGGATATGATCACAGGCGGGCGCTGTCTTGGGTGACTGCGCCAGCTCGGCAAACGCTGCGGTCAGGAAGTCGATGTAGCGGTCGGCCTGCTCGATGCCCCACTGCTGGACTGTATAGGTCCAGATCCCTTCAAGATCGTCTTCAGCAGCGGGTGTGAGGCGATATTCAGCCATGCGTGGCCAGCATCCTTTGCTTGAACTCGGCGGCATCGAAGCGCCGGGGCTCGCCGCTAGCCTCGCCCTCGACCAGCGCAGTGCGGATGGCTTCTATCTCAGCGCTGCGTTCCTGTTCACGCCGGATCAGGTCGCGGATGCATTCGCTGTCGTTGGTGTACTGCCCGGCGTTAATTTGCGCCTTAACCCAGCTGTCCTGCTGGTCAGTCAGGGTGATGGTCTTGCGCACGGTTCCCATGGTGCAGCCTCCTAGGTTGGCGTCGACGGTGTGATGAAGTCACACTATTGATGCATTATTGCGCAGAACCGTGCATGTTGCCAGTTTGACTCTGCACATTGCGCAGTCGCGCCAGCGTTCCATATGAACGCAGGAGATTCTCCATGCTCGGACTCAACGCCCAAACCGGCCAGCCTCTGGCTGGCATCGACCACCTGCGCCAGAGCATTCGCGACATCCTCACCACCCGCATCGGCACCCGGGTGATGCGCCGCGACTATGGCTCGCA